ATTGGGTGTCTCCAAATATTTGTAATGGTACATATCCGTCGGTTGTCAGGACCATCGGTCTGTCGGCAGCGTTTTCCGCTAGAGGAGCCAATCCCAGCTCGGATCGCGCTTTGTTGATCGTCATGACGCCTTTGCTGATATATTCGGCGAGAATTGTCGCGCGAACGGCGGGATCCATTTTGGTGTCACTGCCCCAGGAAAACTCCAATTCTGGAGCGTCGAATTCCTTTTCGATGATTTCATCGATAAAGTATTTGAGCCATGACAGAAGGGGATATAAACCTTCCTCCTCCGCGAGATCCTTTTGGGTTTCTGCTGTCGCCCGATTGACCTGAGTGACCAACATTTGTGGCGATAGAGAAAAAGCAAAGCAGATAAGACGAGCGAGCCATTCGTCGAACAAGTTCTTGAGTTCTGGTTCCTGCGTTTGAATGAAGGTCTTGGCCACCCCTCCTGGAACAAATTTGGCTTTCCGTCGACGTCCTTCGACGCCATCGAAATAGGCATCCCAATAGCGTTGATAACTAGCAATTTGGTCGGGGGTCCAGGTTTCAGGAACACCAATCAACGAAGCCGGGATATTACCTTCTGTGTAATAATCGAGGATAAATGCCTGGCGTCGTAATGCTATATTGACGGTCGAAATAATCTGTTCGACGGGGCTGTAACCATAGACACGATGTGTGCGTGCATTTCGAGGGCGGTAGATTAGATCACGTATTGTGTAATCAACAGCAGGCAGACCTTTGAGAATTTGCTGGTAGGCAACGGGATAAACAATTTCACCGTTTTCATAGAAGGGTTGCGGGATACGCCCCCAATCGTCGATGACGGGCTTGATTGTCGCACCGTCAATCGGCATCAGAGAGATTAGGCGTCCGCCCCGATCCCGATGCATATAGATTGTCGCAGCATCGATAACAAAAAGATCTTCCAGGATCATACGGAGCCATGTGTCCCATGTATGGTGTCCGTCTGGTCTATAAAAAAATCGATTGATTTGTTCCAGCTTTGCAGAATCGAACGCGCCGGCGACCCGCGGCTTGATCGACCATTTCAACCGGACAACCTGATCTTTACGAGTTTCAATTGCCAAACGCAGAAGATCATAGCCATCGGCAAATGCGCGTAATTCCGGAAAGCCTATTGTATTATTAAATCGTGTACTTGACGAAAGGTTGTATCCGGGCTGAAAATCCCATTGGCGTCCTGAGATTTCGGGTGGCGCTATGGGAGCCATCGGTTGCTGGGGACCAAACCAATCTGAAGTCCCTTCAGACGAATTTTGAGAATATGAATTATTGTAATGAATGCTGATCTGATAAGGTGACAAGGGGATACCCTGAATACCACTGCGTTCTACCATTGATCGAAGCATCCTTGTTTTTATAGATTGATTTCCTGCGGGAGACGCTGCAGTGGCACCGCTGATAGTATACTCATAATTCATAATTGTGAGAGATTGGACTATCCGCTATTCAGGAAACGGACTTTTGTCGGCTATGCGTCTGTAGAACTCGATAATACCTGTATCGTTAGAACTGCAGAGTAAATAAGTCATAGCATGGATCATAGCGTCTGCGTGATCTGGCGAATCTGTTCCGACATAGCCATGGGTTGTGAAATGACATAATTGTTCTTCGAGAACGGGGAATCGTCCTGCATGATGTATAAGGCCACGCTGATATAATACAGAAATAGGTTCGGCACGGATCACCTTTCCTCGTGAAGCTGTCACCATCCTTATGGGCACATTTGGATCTGCGGCGCGAATGACAGCCTCAACCATAGCGCCGCCGAAATTTGATTCTGCGACGATACAATCGGCATGGTACTCATGATAGGCTTGTATAGCGATACGACCCCAGACGGCGGGTGCATCTCGTAATGATCGATCGGCGAGAATGAAGCCTTTTCCGTTTCTGCCCCGGGCAGCGACGATGATCCCAATTTCGTCCGAACTCATATCCTGGCTATTTGATGCGCCGGAAGGATCGACAGCAACGACTACACTGACGCGATCGGATTCCGGAATATTATCAATTGAGCAGCGGCAGGCGGCAATTTGCTCGTAATCCCATAAGGCGCAATCGATTTCGTCGGCAAAGGCGCCTTCGTAGAAGCGTTTACGCTGCTTTTCGGGAAGATTATCCAAACTGTCGAGAAAGTCCTTCGATAAATTATGTGCGTTGTCGATCGGGTTGAGGCGAGCGGACCCATAATCTTCCGGATTGCGAATTGGTACCATGGTCACGGGGTCCCGGTGCTCGATGAAAAGCTTGTTCGTCCAATGATTCTTGCCAACGGGATTGAGGTCGACAAATGCCCGTTGTCTGAGCTCGGGGACGACCTGAGCCAGACGCGTAAATGCAATGATTGCTGACGAATATGGAATCTGCGACGCTTCGTTCAGGAAAATCGTGACGAATTCGAGGCCGAGAATTTTCTCGACACGATCCTGATTATCCAAACCACCAATCCAGATCTGCGATCCATTTCGGAACTGGAAATATCCCTCTTGCCTATGTTCGACGACATCGAGATTTGGAAAACAACGCTGTAGCACAACAGGAAATGTATCGAGGGCGATCGATGCCCGCGCGGCATTCCCTCGAAACCTCAATACCGCGTGACGCGAATTGGAGGCGCGCAGCGCGCGGTGAATGATGGCACGCAAAATAAGAAACGTTTTCCCTGAGCGTGTACCGCCGAAGATACAGGAATATCGATGTTTAGAGAGAACTTCTCTCGCGTGGTTTTGGGCGACACTGAAACGGATACTCATCATACTTCAAGATCAAGATGATCACGTTCAATGAAAGAGATGCGCGTTTCGTTCGTAATCGTTTCCTTCCATCCCATCCGTGTCTTGGCCCAAAATATTGCAACTGAAATGCTTTTCGGATCGTCTTTAATTGCTTGTCGAAAAAGGTTTTCCGCTACCTTTATATTCGCCCTGATAATCCCGACATCCAATTCATTTTTGAAACATCTATTTAATATCGCTTCATCGATATTCATCGACTTTGCAATCAGGCGCTCGGGAAGGCCAAATCCTGCCATTTCTTCTACCTGTCGCCTTTGTTCGTCTGTCGGCTCGAATAATGTTCGACTGCTTTTCCTTGTTTTTCGGACTTTCGTGGATTTGTTGGACTGATCCATCATAATCCCTGGCTTAAAAGAAGCTGTGACTTGCTGTTATTCGCCGTCGTCGAGAATGTTATCGATAAGAGTCGGCTCCTGCGCCAATGTCGCCAGAATGAGTTGGATCAGTTTTTCCTGGGTGATACCGCGTTTCATCGCCGCAGCGTCCAACACCTCTCGGATCGGCTTTTGAAGTTGCGTTGCTGAGGCTGCTCTGAACCTTAAACCGAAGCGTTGTGCCTGACGGTGTATGTTATTCGTCGTCGATCGTATCAATGGATCGGCTGCAATCCGCTCGCCGGACCAGCCAAGGCCGACGAGAAAGCCGAGGCGGGCTATGCGTTCATCTGTCCATCTGGTTTTCAAAATGCCATTTACGACACAGATCGTTTCGATCGGAGGGCTTTCGACTTCTGCTTCGATATGATTATCCATAAGCTCTCCATAGTTTATTCTACGATAGAGGCGTTGTTTATTAAGTGCAGCAGAACACAACATCTGCAAACGCAATCTAGGCGTTTTCGCTTTAGGAATTGCTGCTCTTCTTGGAAGATTTCAGTAATCAGCGATTGATGTATTAAGGCGTTATATTGCCAAAATGTCAACGATGGCCGCGACCATGGCACCTTGTAATAAGACATAATTATGTTGTGCTAGTTGTTTCATTTTTCACGAGGAAATCGCGTTTTTGGGGGTGGTTTTTCGCTCCCTCTGGTCCATTCTTGTTTCCATTTTCGAGTAAACATCGGGAGGTCATATGATTGGAGATGCCAAATTCCCTATCAGAGATAAAAGGCAACGGTCATGGCTACAGCGAGGTCCTGTCCGCTCTGGAAATTCATGCGATGCAAATGTGCATTGATCACGATGGAATGCGGTGGGGTTGGCTGAAATAATTTTCTGATCGAACGGTCAATAAAGGTTTCCAGGATAATGGCTTGCGTGCGCTGCAGCGTCGTTTATCCTTGTGGATAATGGTAGGAGGGGCGGACGGTTTCAGAATGAGATGAGGAGTGCCTTCCTCTGATGGAAAGGCGCCTCCATATAAAGAGATCGCAAATGCGGTCTTTATTTTTGGTGGTCGTTTCGGAGCCGCCGGAATGCGGCGGCGTGTTACGCTGAGGCCTCAGAAAAATTACTTTTATTCTCGATCATTTCATGCGGGAATAGACGTTCAGCAATCGTCGGGCGAGGGATTTCGATTGAGAGGCATTGCCCGTTTAGCGAGATGATGCTACTCGCAATAGCGATTGATAATACTTTATTTTTTGGGCTTGGGTCCCCATGTGCGGCATCTGCATGAGTCTTGGCTTTTCAGTTCCAACTCACAGGATTTGAGGTTTTTAAAGGTGGCCAGTCTCTTAATTCGAAATGTGGATGATGCGCTTCACGCCCGCCTAAAAGCGCGTGCGGCGACGCATCGCCGTTCTCTGGAGGAAGAAGCGCGGGAGCTGTTGCGGACTGCCGTCGCAAGAGAGGAAATCCCCGCGCGCGAAACATTGGCGGATCTTGCTCGTCGTCTTTTCGGCCAGGTCAATGGAACTGACGTCAATATTCCCGCGCGCGGCGGCTCTGCCAGGCGAGCCAGCATCGACTTTTCCAGCTCTTCATACAACCCGCCGGATCAATCGTGATACTTCTCGATACAAGCGTCATTGCGGAATTGATGAAAGCGGAACCGAATTCCGCAGTCATTTCC